CGTCGGCACATTTAAACATAACTGGTAATTCTGTCTCTACCATTAATGTTGTTTCGTTTGCCATATTCTACGTCTAATAATAATCTTTATAAATCTTTTGTTTTATTAATAGAAAAATAAAATGTAGCGGGTACATGTACCCGCGTAATGATAATGTACGAAGTGCCTACTTTTTCTCTTCTTCAGCAATTTGCTCTTCACAAAGTTTCAACATCATTTCTCTAATTAAGATTTCGGCTTTGTTAGCCATTATTATCTTTTCGCTTTCTTCTTTAATTTGTGTCCATAGGGCTTCTTCTTTAGTTCCTATTTTCACTCCTAAGTTTTCTTTTTTTTCCATCTTAAATTTTTCCACTTTGAATCCTTTTTGCGTAGTCAGCAGGATCTTCTTCTTTCTTTTCTAACTCTATTCCTGCACTTGCTTGTCCTGAAACTCTTTCTCGTTCCTCCATTTCCATATGCCTTTTCAATAAAGCTTCTCTCTCGTCGAGGGTTTTCTTCATTGCTTCATTTCCTTGTTTCATTGTATCGAGCTTGGATATACCTTTCTTGGTGGGTGTCCCGTTTCCAGAATTTTCTTCTGTTGGAGTTGCTGTTTCGGTCTTTGCTGCTTCTGCTGTTTTCCCTTCAGCTTCTTCTTTTTTCTCTTCATCTTCTTCTGTCATTTCATTATACCCCCTTTCAGTTGGGAGTTATTCGGGCAATATTGAACTGCCAATTTAATCCCGTTTAATGCTTCGGTGTTTTTCTTGATTGTTCCGTTATTAATGAACATAAAATATAAGCACATTGCTATTGGAAACCCTAAATCTTTTATTAAGTATATGTAATCTTTCATCATCGTCTTATAGAAATATAGAAAAGCCACTTTCTAATTTTGAATTTAATTTTGAATCTTGTTTTCACTTTTTGCCTTCCATTTCTACGATTGTGTCGTTTGGCTCACTTGCTTCTTTTCCGCCATCTTTCTTTTCGTCCTTAACTAATTCAGCTTCTATTGGAGTTGGGTATTCTAATTTAATATCTATTCCTAGCTGTGCCTTGAAATTCTCCATCCAAAATAATTGATCATCTCTTACCGATTGCTCAAAGCCTAGAATCAAAATCTTTGCCGAAGCTTCCACCGTTTGCTTTGCCGATCCAATCACAACGTCAGGCGTGTTTGTAGCTTGGTAAAAATAATCTGTTAAATCTCTAATGTAAGGGAGTGGGTCTAGTGTTGAAAATTGTGGCATGCCGACTCTTTCGACTTCTACCGCATCCATTGGTATAAACATATTTTCTTTATTTTTATCCCTGTTGTTTTCTTTTGTTACGAATGCTGCGATCTTATCCGGGTCATCTGTGTTTAATTTGAATACGTTGAATGGTTGAACGTATCTATGAAAGACTGTTTTAATATCTGCCAATGCTTCATTTCTTGCTAAGATTATATTTTCTATTGCTGTAATTATTGAAGTTCCGTGTATCTCGTCGGCAAATCTATTTTTTGCTAAGTGAAACATATCCTCTGGTTTAATAACTTTATTTGGCATTCCTTCTACTCCTTGGTTTTGTTCGTAATGAATTATCTGACCTGTTTTATTTACAACGATTCCTATGCTTCCCGGATTTAATGGCTTTAGATTAGTTGGTTTTGCTGGGTTGATAAATCCAAACCATGTGAAAAGTTTTTTGAAAACTCCTTGTTTCTCTCTTATGATTTCTGCGAACGCATCGCCCCCAACGTAATAAGTTCTAGTCATGTTTTGAATTATTTGATTGATTGTGTCTTTCCCCCATCCTCTCCATTTGTCTATGATCTCTTTATCTTCCCCCGTCGCTATAATTCCTTTTCCAGTTACGTATTTGCTTTTAGTGTCGATTGTGCTTTTTAATTCTGGTATAGCTTTGTAGTAGCCTTGATATTGATCAAACTTAGTATTCCACCAGGGGGCTTGTGTTGCTCCATCTGTTGATTGAGCAGCTACTGAGAAGTTTTCTTCTGTGCCTTTCATATCCCCTGCGGTGCTGTTTCCTATATTCATTGCTACCATTTTATTTAGTATACCCCACTAGTGTTATTTGATAAGTTCCCGTTGCTGCGTCAATTTTCGCGGAGATTCTATCTGTTGCTGAAAATAAAACGGGCTCATTAAAGCCATGGTTTGAAGCTCCATTAGATAATATTTGTGTATAGAATAAATCTACTTCTGAACCTGCTCCACCTTTTGCCAATCTTGCTATCGAGGTTGTTCCTCCTCCAGTAAACCACCATTCAGTTAAATAAAATGTCGTTCCTCCCGGGACCGTATAAACCGTTTCGTAGTTTGTGTTTGCTCCATGAGTTAAAGTTTGGACTGAACTTGCAACGTCTGTTCCTGCAATGTGTGCATCAATCTGCGCATGTGAGTTCGTCCCAATATTTGTTATATTTGTGTGGTCTATTGTCGCTTCTATATAGTGTTTAGTTGCATCTGCTATGTGTGTGTCGACTTGCACGTGAGAGTTTGTTCCAATGTTACTAAATGCTGTGTGGTCTGTTGTATCTGTATTTGTGTCTGTATAATTATCTGCGTGGATTGTCCCCACCGACGCCGTCCAATCTAAATGCTCATCCACTAATCCCCTATGCGTTGTGTTCAATGCTATTGCCGCAACATTTGTTGATATATCACTTGTGTTTGTGGCAACGTCTGCGTGGTCGCTTCCATCTCCGTTTATGTGAGTATCAATTTGTGCGTGGCTTTTCGTCCCGATGCTTGTTAAATCTCCATGTGCAATCGTTCCCCCTCCTGCAACATTTGAATGATTATGATTTGCTGCTGTGAAATCTCCTATTGTTGGGTTTCCAATTATTCCTGCTGTTTCTCTTACATCACGCTGTTTTAAATCCGGGACCTGCCCCGGTTTAGTTGGAACTTCTAAAACCATTTATACACCCTGAAAGTCCTGCACTGAGGAATCATTTAATAATTCTTGAATATCTAATGCTCTCTGCCAGTGAATTTTGGCCATGTTCTCTGCTTCAATTCCATCGGTATATCCTGAAGGATCATAGAATATCGCGCTAACTGCTGCCATTCTTCCCAGGTATTCTGTAAAAATAGATTTATAGTTTGCTGTTAAACTTGCCCAGTTTGTCACAAAATCATATTTTATTAAAGTTGCCAAATATGACTCACCTGTTGAAACAAAAAAATCGCTTGCGTCTGCCGTTACTCCTGCGCTTACATTTGCTCCATAATAGAAATCTAACTCTGCTTCTGTTATTGTTGTTCGTGTATATGCCATGGTTTTTTTAGTAAATGTAAATATTTAAACTTTTGTCTTTCATGCAATGGGCTAATCTTTTCAATGCTTCCCAAATATGATTATAATTTCCATAAACTTTTAAGACTCCGTCGCTTTCGTCACATTGCATACTTCTTAAACTCTGTCTTATTCTTGGATCATCGAATAGTTGAATTTTTCCTTGTTCCATCAATACCTTTAAAAAAATCGACATCTCTACTCCTAGAAGTGGGACTTTTCTATTATTATCTTTGCTACCTTCTTTGTCAATTTCTCTTCTTGCGTTATTCAATCCAACGATTTTATTTTTTGTTTGTTGATCTTCAAAAAGGATATCATAAATTCCAACTCCTAGTCCTCCATCATCTGTGTACATCTTTTGGTGATTTATTATTTTATCTTTATCAATCATTAATCTTGCTGTGTCCGTGATTCTTTGAGGTTGTGGAATTGTCAAATCAAATTGTCTGATTCTTTTTCTATTTATTCGATCCCCAGAAATTAAGATTATTTCATCTCCTCCCATTCTTGCTAAGTCTGATCCCTGAAACTTATCTCCTACTGGTTGATACGTCTTTTTTTCTGGGTATGGTATTGTTAGAATTTCATCAATTAAATCATCTTCAATAAATCTTCTAATTCCTCCGACGAAAAGTCCTAAGTATTCTTGTTGGAATTGGAGTTTTGTCATCCTCTCTTCTTCATCTTTTAGAAAAAGCAACATGTTCGTTTTTTGTGGCTCTGCTCTTTTCTCTGCAACTTCTTTTGTCGATATATGAAAGCTTTGAAACTTTTTATCCTCAAAACACCTATGGAAGTAATTATTTATTCCGAATGGTGTGCTTAAGAGGTTAATTGTCCCTCCTGTTGTTGCTAACATGGGTGTTACAGCCGCCCAGACTTCTTCTGGGATGAATGCGGCCTCATCTGCGTACAATTCATCAATAGTATAGCCTCTTATCCCATAGCCCGAGTCTCCCGTAGGAAGTGATCTTATAATTGACCCATTCTTTAATTTTAATTCATGTTTAAGTGGTTTGTCTTTTCCTGTTCGGATTTCTCCTCTATGGTTAAGGTGGATCCATGATAAGACCTTTTCAAATAATAAAAGGCTTTGTCTGTCGGTTGATGCAATAATCATTATGCTTTTCTTGCTTTCTAGGGCTGACTTCCCGGCTTTCTCGGATATGATTGTAGACTTTCCGACTTGTCGGCCTGCGCAGATGCACATATTGCCTTTCAGGCTCAAGACCTTCTCTTGCCATTCGTCTAATTTGATTTCCATATACTTGTTGGTTTATTTCCATATTTAAAAATTTTGTGTGGAGTTCTGAAATTGAATTGAAATAAATATTTCAAGACTCGCTTATTTATGTTCTTTATTATGGCAATCAACACATAATACCTCTAGTTTGTCTGGATCACATAATAACTTATCTGTTATTAAATCTATTATCTCTTGCCAACAATTAATTCCTTCCTTATGATGAACATTGAGTTTAACTTCTCTACCTTTGGCTTGTGATTGTTTAATGCCACATCTATTACAACAATAAGAAGTTTTCTTTAATGCTTCACTTCTTTCATTAGAACTGACGAACATTTGTCTTAATATCCCCTTTATTCTTGCCCTAGGAGTTCTCATTGTGCTTCATCCTCTACTTTTCGATCATTTTTCTCCATATCTCCTTGCCTAGTGAATGTTTTAACCTTATTAATCTCTTTAATCTCTTCTTTAGGGGCCCCAACTGATTTAATAAATGCTTTCATCTCTAAATTAATTGCTTCTTCTTCTTCTTTAAGTAGAATTTGTTGTGTATTTACTTGTTTTGCTCTTTGAATTAGTCTTTGCTTCTTAAAATTGGGAGTTTCATGGAAGTGATTAATCAATAAATCATTAATTAGTCCCGAAACATTTGATTCTTCTTTTAATAAATCAATTAATTCTTCATCAATACAAATCATTTTGTTTTGTTTTACCATCAGATTTCTAGTTTAACCAAGTATTTAAATCTTTGTATATATATATATAAATATTTATTTAAGTAAGTAAGTAAGTAAGTAATAGAAAGAATGTCCTATATTCTTTAATACATACATTTATACATATCTTTATATACCCCTCCATCTTTACTATTGCAATTAAATGGAGGACACACAAATGAAAGTAACAACATCAATGACTTTAGATTTAGATATTGCTCAACGTTTAGATAAAGAAGAAAATAAATCAGCTTTATTATCTAAGTTATTAAAACAACATTATCTTTTAGATCAATTAGAAGATAAGATGAATGATTCAGAATAACCCCCATTTTAACTATTTGGGGGGGTGGTGGTGGTTTGGGGGGTGGGGCTTAAGCGAGCGCGCGTAGCAAGTCGAGTCTAAGCTTGTGGATATTGAGTAAAAGTTCCATAGGAAATAGGGGGGTGTCTCAGCATATCAGTTTCCAGTGGAGAATAGTTATTCGGTGAGCCGAATGCTATGCAAGGCTCTCCAACCTAACTAATAGGGGGGGGTGGGAGCTTAAGTAGTTAGCCCGTTTCAGCTAGTGGGCTAGATAGTTATGCTCTCAAGGGGCTAGGCTAGCTCAAGGCGAGCTAGATAAGAAAAGGCTAGCTTTAGCTAGCTATTAGCTTATTCCTGCATGAGAAGGTAGGCTGTTGATGAGCGAGCTTGCGAGCGAGTTATATAGAAATCTTCGGATTTCTAAAGCAACCTAACTTATTAAAGCTGTTGGTTCTATGGCTAGATGCGAGAGCAGGAGCGATCACCCCCGCACTCAAACTAATTGCGCAACAATGCTTTCTTTTCTTTCCTTCTCTTTTGAGCCAGCTTATCTCTACAACTGCCACGACTACAATAGCCTGTTTTGTTGTTTGATCTATTCAATGGCCTTTTGCAATTTATACATTTTCTACACATGAGTATGATTTATGATTTTGCTTTATGTAGTCCAGCGTTGTAGCCAACTCTAAAAGCCATAGTCTCTAGTCTTGTTGGCTTTCTGTCGTTAAGTTGTTTAAACTTATCTTTCCACTGTTCTATGTATTGTTTCTTTTCCATGAGTATGAAAAGGGAGATGCTACGTAGACTTACTCTCCCAATTTGGACTTAGGTCTAACGCGATTGGTTTCCCATAGTTAGTGACCTTATCCAATGCCCCAGGCAGGATTCGAACCTGCAGTAGCCAGCCATACATCTTCCAATCTTGGCGTATGACCCAACTGGGGCTTATAACCCTCCAAACATGAGGGCAAAATAATAATAAAGTATAACGACTATTAACTGATTTAACTAAATGCTGATTCTGCTTGTTTAACTAATTCGATTGCTTTAGCCATGATTGCCTTTTCGTCTAAATCTCCTTTAACTTCTGCTCTTGTTAATGCTTCATGCATTCCTAAAAAGATATCCTTAGAATAGCTTGTGTACATAGTAGCTGTTGTGTTTTTAGTCTTAACTGCAACTGGTAAACTTGTTTTTACTGCTGGGCTTTTATTTATGCTTTCTCCATATAAATTCTGTATTGAATATTGTGGCTTTCCATTGTATTCACTTTCTCGGACTTCTACTTCAGCACTACTGCCCGCTGGCAATAATTTAAGTTGTTTGTTCACATCACTTTCAAAACACGACATCCAACCTAAATTAGTCGAATACCTTGTATAGTCTTGTCCATTCTTAGAGGTTTTATCCTCATGACTATCGATAGTTATTTTCATTGTTTTATTTGTCATTTTCGCTCTTACCTCCCTTGTAATTCTTTTTTCTAATCTTCGCTAGGCGTAGTATAAAGTCTTCCCAACTAGAGCACTTCCCTAATATTTGGTTTGACTCTTTCATGTTTGTTAATTTTTTGAAGTCTTTATCTTCAAAAGTTATTCTTACTTGTCTCATTTTTTCACTCCTATTTTAAAACGCTTATCCCATTCTTCTTTAGTTACTTCTTTATTAAATATCCAATACTTAGATTTATCTTTCTTGTTTAGCTTTAGATTAATACACATAAATCCATTAACAAAATTTTTACAGAAGTTACAGAAGTTACAGGAGTCACAGGAGTCACAGAAGTTACAGAATTTACAGGAGTTACAGGAGTAACAGAATTTACAGGAGTAATTCATATTAATTCCTCCACTATTATAGGTTCGCAATGTTCCCCACAACTAGAACATACATCACTATCATCGCCAACAAAAGCTGTGCAACAATTAGAATATTTTGTTTTGTTTTCCATATAATACACACGCACACACACTATATAAATGTATCGTTTATGTCGCTGCACCTAATCTGTCAGAAGTATAATTTACTATTGCACCCTCGACGACAAATTCTCCAGTTATTTCGCTTGCTGTTGCATCCACTCTTCTTATCCTTATTCCAACAGATTTGCCCGCTGTTAATCCTGCTGCCGAAGCGTCTAGGGTAAAACAAACTATGTAAGATGTATATTGTGCATCTGTGCCAGTTGTTGTTTCTGTTGTATAGTCTACCGTCGTTGCTGGGACTACTTCATTTGTTATTGGGTCGTAAGTGTTTACGCTACATTGTAATTTAAATTTTTTATCTGTGTTTGCTGTGTCAATCCAACCTGCTACACAAAAAACGGGGTCACTCACTCCATCCCAATCTGTTGGAATACATGAACAGGTATACAATTCTTCATCATCTGCACTATATATTGGTAAGCTCCAACCAAAGAATATCCCACGATTCACTAAGGTCGGTTTTCCTTGTCCTGTAATTCTTGAATAATTGAAAAGAAAAGTTTTGCTTCTTGTAACTTTGGCTGTTCCATGTAAATTAATTTCTCCATCACTTTTAAACTCTGCATAGTTTGTGGTTCCACCATCTCCGAGGTTTGTTGTTCCTTTAATTGCAACTTCTGCCGTATCTATTTTAAATATTTCTGTTGCGCTTTCAGCTTGATATATTTTAAATGTGTTTCCGTCGTCGAAATCGTTTTCTATTCTCCATTTTAAATCTTCATTGTTTTTTAAATAAATTCTTGTGTCTCCATTAACTCCTGCTCCACCTGCGTCCATTATTATCGTTGCATTGTCGTTGTCACTTTCTATTTTTATAATACTTTCTTCTGTTAATTCATAAATATGTAGTTGATTATCTGGGCTATCTGTTCCCATTCCAACTTTTCCGTCTGTTTTTAAATAAAGTTGTCCTGAGTTTCCATGTGTATAAATATTGATTGGTCTGTTTGTTCCTGTTCCTGCTGTGACCGTTTTAATAGTATATTGTGAGTTAGTAGAGTCCCACCCAAAAGCCATTAATTCTACGTTGTCAAAAACATCAAAATCTAAAACTCCTCCAATAACAAAATCTATGTCGTCGGTGCCATCTCCATCAATAGCCCCTAATCCCATAATAACATTTGATCCTTGTGTTTGTTTTACGATAGCCAAAGCGTCGCTTCTCACAGAGATGTCGAAAGGATCTATTTTTAATTTCTTTGTGTTTGTTATTGTTGATATACCCGATTTGTTTGGTAAAAACATCTCAGAAGCTATTGGGTTTTTTGGTTCAAACTTTTGTGTCTTTTGATTTCTTATAATAGAATTAGCTGAAGGTGGTCGTGGCATTATAATAACACCCGATTTCTCTGTAAGACTTTTGTTGAGGTTTCTGGTGTCATGTTTGTTTTGTTTCCTGTTTGCGTTGTTGTCCCTGCAATCAAACCTTCTTCGATAGGCCAATTTGTTCTTAATTCTTTTTCTCCTTTAGTGTTTGCCATAGAAATCTTATAAGTTTAAACTTAATAAATCTTACGCTGCTTTAACAACCATGCCGTAACCCATGCCACCGCTTGCTGTTATGTTAATTTTGTCTGCTACTACTGGAATGCCCGTCGCAAATCCCATCTTTGAACTGAATGGAGAATAACCATTTATTATTATTGTTCCTGCTCCTACGTTTGTTCCGTTATATCCTCCTGTAAAATCTACTAATCCAAATTTCCAATCCCATTCTGCTATTTTTCCGTCAACGTCTCTTCCTTGGAAGTCTTGTTTTATTTGAGCATCTGTTAAAGCTGTGTCCCAATATACTACGGGGCCTATTGCTCCTGTAAATTCTTGAGTTACCGTGTCATTTCCTACTTTGTTTGCCGCTCCAATTCTTCCTGAGTCAATTCCCCCTGTTGTTCCAAACCATGCTGCCAAATTAGTCGCCGTAGAGTTAGTTTGAGCTACTCTTTCACCATTTACGTACAATATTGGCACTCCGCCTTGAACTATCGCCACGTGGATCCATGAATGAAGTTGGTCTAATATTGGATCGTCAGAAGTTACTACAAATTGAACGGTTGTGTTGTCTGTGCAACGTGCTACTAATTTTCCACTTTCAATATTTAACTCAATAAATTCAACTACGTTTTTATCTCCGCATCCTATAATTGTATAATCATCTAATCCTGCAAGATTAACCCATGCTGAAAATGTCCCCTTTGTATCTCCTGCCAATACTTGAGCCGCTGCAAAATCATCTACTTGAATATAGTCGTCTGAATCTCCTCCTAAGCATCTAATGGCATTTTTTCTTGGGCTTAAGCTTCCTGAAACATTATAAATATCCGTAGTTGCCATTATGCTGCCACGGTTCCTGTGTTATTAATAACACCTTTAGCGATTAGGTCTCTTATTAAAGTTGCAAGAACATCGCTAGTCACTCCTAGAGTTACGGTGTTTGCGTCAAAAGTATAATCTTCTGTAAAATTAGTTATCTCGAATTTAGTTTGACGTAAACTCTTTTCGTTGTCTGTCATTATTTCTTCTCCTTTGCCTTGACTTCTTTAACTTCTTTTTTAACTTCTTCTTTAATTTCTAGTTCTGGGTTTCTCAATAATAAGGCATCTGCGTTCTCTTTTGCTCTTGCTCTAATTGTTTGTGTTTTAGTCATGCCAGAATTTAAATGTGGTAAAGCATTATAATTATTTTCAATGTCTCTAAAATTCTTGTATGCTCTCTCTCTATTTTCCTTTGTCATCGGACTATCCTATTGTGTCGGATATAACGTGCACAGCGTTTGGATCATGCAAGATGCACTCTCCTTCTTCTGCTATCCTTATTTTAGTTCCTATAAGTGGCTCTACAATTTTCACAGCTGTTAAACCTAAAAAGGATTTCCATGTTGCTGCTCGGTTTGGTACCCATTGAATTACATAATCAGTAGTGAATATTTCATCTACTAAAACATTACATCCTAAGATTTCCATAACTACACCAGTTCTTATTTTCTCACTTGAGAAGCTTGGAATACTTGAGCCTTTAACATCAATTAAATAAGACATTAAGAATTTATGTTCGATTGAGTTCATTCCTAACATTGAACCCTCTGGGTTATATCCTTGTGCCCTCATTTTTTGTTTTCCGTTAAGTATATCTAAAACTGGGTTTGCTGTTCCTGTTTGGTCCCATCCATCTGTTGACGCTGTTGTCTGAACTGTTATTGCTCCATTTGTTAATGGTACTGTCGGAGTTGCTGCTGCTGCATTTGTTAATATTTGATAAATTCTCAAACCTATTTTTCTTTGAACTGCGATTGTTAAGTCTCGAACATTTGTGCTTAATATATCTACATCATTATCTTTTATATCTTCCATTGAAATCATTGGCGATTCTACCATAAATTTCTTAACATAAGAAGTGTTTCTTGTCCAACTTTGTTCTGCCACGAATGGTCTTGCGTTGCTTGCTGTGTTAGTCATTACCGAAACTGCTGTGTCATCAGTTGTAGATGTGTCTAAGAATCCTGATGTTTTTTGATACCATCTTATTTCTCGAGCTTTTGTAGAAGCATTTGAAATGTATTGCTTTAAAACATTTGGGAATAGTTCACCGAAGCCTTTTGCTAATTTATCAATATCAATTCCACGAATATCTGCTTGTCCGCTTGCATCTGCCATTATGCGATCGCTCCGCTTCCGCCTGGATTAAGCCTAAATAAGAAAGTTTGATTAACTCCTGATGGAGCTTCTAAAGCATATCCTAATTGTGCTGCTCCAGTTTTTCCAGTTGTAGTTTTTAATAAATTTGGCGTTCC